TCAAGTCGATAGCTTGAGAACACTTGGCTACGAAGTCAAAATGATTTTTGTCAATACAGACCTTGATACTGCAATTGCACGTAACCGCATGAGACCTCGTCAGTTACCAGACGACACCGTCGCTAATATGTGGAAAGAAGTACAAAAGAACATAGGTAAATTCCAAGGACTATTTCGCAATCGTTTGATTGTAGTCGATAACTCTCAAGGTAATGATATTGATAGAACGACATTAAAAGTCTATAAGCAAATTAAAAATTGGACAGAAACACCTACTAATAACTCAATTGCCACTCAGTGGATTGCAAAGCAAAAAGAGCTGAGAGGTATTAAAGAGGCAGAAGAGATGGACGAAAGAGTCTTTGGTGATGATGATTCAATACTTAAGACTATAATGCCAGACCTTTATCGCTGGCTTGACCGGACGGTGAATAAGCCAATATATAAGAAAGCGATTAGAACATTCTTAGATCTTCGCAAGAAAGATCCACACAACGCTGAAAGAAATTTAGTCAAAACGGCAAAGATTCATGACCTTGACGTAAGAGCGCTTGATAAAGTATTCAAAGACATGGTTAAAGCTGGTAAGATGCCCAAGCATCTTTTAAATTTTAGAGGATTCAGTTCAGAAGAGTACGGTGCTGGATTCGAAGGTACGCCAGAGGCTACAAAGAAATTAAAGAAGGATACACCGGGTGCTTAAGTTTAGTGATTTTCTTGCAGAAGGTCCGGGCAAAAAAAGCGAAACTTGGGAAGACGGTTTCGAAAGACGGGTTGTAAAAACGACTAAGCCTGAGCATAAAGAAAAAGGTTATGAGTGGCGTATCAAAGGTAAAGAACGCGACGAGATTTCAATTAAGCTATATAAAAACAAACCAGACTTTGCTGAATTTAAAAAACAAATGAAGCGAGTTGCAGGACACGAGTTCGGAGGATAACGTGCAAAAGTTTACTACATTTATTTCTGAGGGCATCAAACATGATCGCTATGAGCGAGCCCACGGGAAAAAAGCTAAGGGTAGTGGAATGTGGATGTTTACTACTAAAAGAACAGGTGAACCTACTGAAGACGAAGTATTCATGTCCGGACCAAATATGAACCTGGCGGCTGCCGGTAAAGAAGCAATGAAAGCGTTGAAGTCGAAAGAAGTTTATGTAATGGAATCAGTCGAGCAGATTGAAGAAGCGCCAAAAATTGGTAGGAAAGGAATGGTCCAAGGTAAAGATGGGGATTTCTATAAGGTTGAAATGATACCGTCTAATAGAAGCATTGAGTTTAAGATCACCAACGAATTCGGTGATTTTGAAACTATTTCTGTAGGCCAATTGGCAAAGAAATTTAGATGAAATCATTCGGTCAACATTCTGGACTGAAGACAGAATTTGGCATCTATGAAGGTGTCACAGTTCCACTCGAGCGTCCTATGATCGAATTCCAAGAAGAAAAAGATCCCGAGCTCAATTCTCCGAAAAGAAGCTCAGGTGATAAGAAATATGTAGTCTATGTTAAAGATCCAAAAACTGGAAACGTAAAAAAGATTGAGTTCGGCGACGAGAAAGGCGGACTAACCAGTAAGATTAATGACAAAGACGCTGCAAGAAATTTTGCAGCACGCCACAATTGTGACATGAAAAAAGATAAAATGAAAGCCGGATATTGGGCATGCAGATTACCTAAATATGCAAGTGAATTGGGGTTGAAGGGTGGTGGAAACTACTTTTGGTAAACCATACATCGATGAGGGTATAATTAGAACATTCAGCGTTCTTAAAGAAGACTCTCAATACGTTTGGCATAGAGACGGCGAAGATCGTTTAGTCGAAGTACTCAGCGGTAATGGTTGGCAATTTCAATGGGAAAATTGTTTACCATGGCTTTTAAAGCCGGGCATGGAATTTAAGATTAATGCTAATGAGTATCATAGAATAATTAAAGGTGTGGATGATCTTAAAATCAGAATCACCCCGATAAATAAATAAAACAAATAATTTTTTTACGGAGAAATAACATGTCTTTTAAAGATAAAGTAGATCAAATGGTCAGAGATATCTTAAACCAAGATCAACTCAATGAAGCACCAGGTAAGTACTCGCGCCGTGGAGACAAAGAAATGTATCAATGGGGTGATGTTAATCAAGCATTAATGGCTGTAGGTATGAGGCCTGCTCAAATCGCTGATGTTCTGACTAAGCTTTCAAAGAAAGAAGTAGGCATTAACGAAGCAAAGGTTGAGTGCCCTAAGTGTGAAGGTGAAGGCTGTGAGCATTGTGATGACACTGGTTATCATATGACAGAAGCTAAAGTAACAGGTTCTGATCTCATTCACAAAGTAGGTAAAGGCCCGGGCCAACTTGATATTACCAAATATCTTAAAAAAGAGCTTGGTATTAAGTCTAACGACATGAAAAACGCCATTTACTTTGATGATGCAGATCTTGTTCGCGGTGAAAAGACAGTCGTCAGAGACGCGCTCGTTAATAAGAAAATGACAGTTGACGATTTGCTTGCTGCCCTCAAAAAAGACATGGGCATGAAAGAAGGAATGGATCCTGTCGGTAAAGAAGACGATGATGTCGATAATGACGGTGATGTCGATGCTTCAGATAAGTATCTAAAGAAGCGCCGCAAAGCAATTTCTAAAGCGGTCAAAGGCCAAAAAGATGAAAGCTCTTGCGGTGGTGAAGTAAACGCTAGCAAGATGAAGAAAATGGCTAAAGACCTTCGGGCAAGTAAAAAGTACTAAGGAGTTTATTATGATTTTTAAGTGGATTAAAGAATGGTGGCGTCTTACTAAAGAGCCAATGATTGTCGAAAGAACACCTGAGCCAGAACCTGAACCAGAACCTAAGCCGGCTCCAAAAAAGCGGGCACCAAGGAAAAAGGCAGCGCCCAAAAGTAAGGCAGCTCCAAAGGGAAAGGCACCAACTAAGAGTAAAGCAAAAGCTTCACCAAAAACAACAAAGTAGTAAAACCCAAGTACTAAAAGGAGAATAACAATGGCACTATGGGCAAAAACGGATAATCTTGCAGGCGCACCTAAGTGGCTGGAAGATGATGCCAATAACACAAATAAGTCCAATGACATTGATAACGCTGTATTGGTCGACGTAGACGAAGCCCGAGTTGCATCTAACCGTGCAAAGGGCCTGAATACACCAGGATGGAATCTGTATCACACTTATACAGACCAGAACAACAACGTTCGCCACAAGGCAGAGCCACTTTGTGTATTCAAAGTTACTCCTGCTGAAGCTGGTGACTTAGGTGTTGGTGGTGTTACAGATGATTCTATCGTAGCAGACTAATCATAATTAGTTTTTCTTCATTATGAATTTGACAGAATCAACCTTTCTGCTATACGCTATGAAACATTATGATAATCCTCAGTGCACCGATATGGTGGAGTTCGAGGAAGATCTAAAAAGATTTCAGTATTTGCGTAAACTCTTTGGTCGCTATAGACACGAAGATGAGTTGAAGGAAAGGTTGATTCTGAATCATTTAATAGTATTATATAATGTGTTTGGACCGAATGCTACGAACATGTTATTCATGAAGCTCAAAGAATTTCATGAATATTTAAAACCATTTGTCGTGTATCTTAACTATATGCCGAACGTGGTTGTGTACGAAGACATTCAAATTGCTGCAGATAGTATTGTGTCTGATCAAAAGATTTTAGACACACTAATAAGGATCTAACATGGTTGTCGATTTATTTCTTGTCTTTCAGTTCATTCGAAAGCTGGTTACACCTTTTAATAAGTGGCCTGCTTATCAAGAAGGAGTGATTGACGACAAAGGAAATGTTTTGATCAAAAGGAAAGACCTTACGAAGAATTCTCAACGTAAGGCTTTTGGTGTTTTTGATCAAATGATCCTGAACATTAAAAAGCTCCTAGCTAAGGTGCCGGGCGGTTCGTCTCGCCTTGGAACTTATGCAGCAGCTCTTTGGTTGATTAAAGAAGAGCATCGTTTTACTCATGATGCTATTCTACAAGAAGGCGTAATGGAAGATGACTACTTTGAATTAGCCTCTGCGGAATTTTTAGACTGGTATACAGATTATATCACAGAAGCAGCAAAACTCGAAGTGGAAGAAGAACCTACGAATAGTGTAGGTAGTGGTAACATTGCGGGCATGGATGGCGATCATATGTCAAAAGCTGCGCAAAAGAAACACAAGAAAAGGACTTTAAAAACATTTAAGGCGTTAAAGGAAAAGGAATGAATCAGCAAAACAGAGAAAACGTTTTTGAACAACTTAAAGTAGACGAGGGTGTAGTGTATGAAATCTACGAAGATCACCTTGGATATGCTACTTTCGGAGTGGGCCACTTGGTACTCGAATCCGACCCAGAACATGGACAAGATGTTGGAACTCCAGTCTCTGAAGAAAGAGTACGAGAATGCTTTGAACGTGACCTTGACACCTCAATTGATGAGTGTGTTACTTTATACGGAGAAGCATGGGAAGGATTCCCCGGCGAAGTACAAGAGATTTTGGTCAACATGCTCTTCAACCTTGGACGACCTCGTTTAAGTAAATTTAAGAATTTTAATGCTAAAATACTTGAGCACGACTGGAAAGGTGCAGCACCAGAAGGACGTGATAGTATTTGGTATCGTCAGGTTGGCCCAAGAGCTGATCGCCTGATGCAAAGATTAGAAGCTTTATAAATAATTAGCTAGACTAAACCCAAAGGAGAAAATCATGTCTGTTGAAAAAATCGTTGCCGAGGCTGTTGCTGGCAATCCAGTACAAATGAAAGAAGCTTTTGAAGAAGAAATCTCTACTCGTGTTGCCATTGCTCTTGAAGAAAAAATGAAAGCAAAAATGAAGAAAGAGATGGACGACGAAGAAGAGGAAGATGAGGACGAGGAAGAGGCTGAAGCCGAAGACGAGTCTGATGACGACGAAGATGAAGACGAAGACGAGAAAGAAGAGTCTAAAAAGTCTAAGAAGTAATCCATCTTATCGTTATGTCTCATTTGAAGCAAAAGGTAATACAGGTCTTTAAGGCCATTTGGACGGGGTTTGTAACTATCGTTACTGCCCCGTTTAAAGTAATTGCCTGGATTTGGAAGTGGTGGACAACTAAGCCTACCTATAAGATTACTGTATCTTATGATTCTAAATTTGGCAATTCAGACGATGTCGTGTATGAAAATGTTCCAGCCATTACCAAACAAACTTGGAAAGAACTTAATTTTATCACGGCTGACAAAAAGGCTGTTAATTTTAAGGCAAATGCTGGCCTGAATTACCGTATTGAGGAAGAATAATGTATCAAATTTTCTTTGTAATTATAATTGCTTTAG